CATGGACATGCACGTGACAACTGGCAACAACTTAATGAAGCTAGGTAAGATTGTGGAAACAAACACAGACAATCTAAATTTGTTGGCTACAAGATTATTAAAACTAGAGCAAAGAATTAAGGAGTTAGAGAATGATAAAAGATAAACAATTCTATATTACTTACTTTGCTAAAAAGCATAAGGCTTTTATAACTAGAAAAGGGAAATGGACAAACGATTGTCGAACCTTCTTATCTAAAAAGAATAATCCGTGTATAACGTATTATGATTTAGATGCAGACGGATACCGAACCGCGACTGGACATTTTAGATTAAAATGGAACTAACATTAATTATATTAGTATGTTTATTTGTGGGAGGTTTAACTATTTATGTAGACCGAAAAGATAAACGCGAAAAGAAAAGACAGGAAAGGTTAAACCGAATAGATATGAAATAGAATTTGGACTAACATATTTTCCCAGATAGTCAATAGACTATCAGTCCATAATGGGTCGGCCCCCTGCCGGGGGCCTACCACAATCTTGCCACAATTCACAGCTTGCCAACTGGCGGGCCCACCCTCCCTAGAGGGGTCCCTAACGATTTGCGATTATGCTTGCTAACTAACGGGCCCACCCTCCCTAAGCCAAGTAGGGGTCCCAAGACATACCCTATATAGCTTGATTTGGAGATAGATCGGCTATAAAAACTAAATGAGGGAAAAACAGAAGTCTAAAAAAATTCTGCAAAAATTTTTATGAAACAAGAAATTATAGATAAGTTACCACCAGATGTAAAAAAAGAGTTTATGAAGTATGCCATAAAACTCTCTCAGAAAAAAACCGAAAACAAAGTCAAATCTGATTTCCTTTCTTTTGTAAAACACGTTTGGCCTGAATTCATAGAAGGTGATCATCACAAAAAAATTTCAGAAAAATTTAACCGTTTGGCAAAAGGCGAGTGTAAGCGGTTAATCATCAATATGCCCCCTAGGCATACTAAGTCAGAGTTTGCGTCTTATCTCTTACCCTCTTGGATGGTAGGACGTAAACCTGATTTAAAAATAATTCAAACAACTCACACCACTGAATTAGCGATCCGCTTTGGACGTAAAGCTAAAACTTTAATTGATAGCCCAGAATACCAAACCGTTTTCAAAACTAGATTAAGAGAGGACAGTCAAGCGGCTGGTAAATGGGAAACAGAACAAGGCGGTGAATATTATGCAGCCGGTGTTGGCTCGGCCATAACGGGCCGTGGAGCGGACTTACTTATTATCGACGATCCACATTCAGAACAAGATGCCCTCAATGCGCAGGCATTGGAACGTGCTTATGACTGGTACACATCAGGACCACGTCAACGTTTACAACCAGGTGGTTCTATTGTTGTGGTTATGACAAGATGGAATACAAAAGATCTAACCGGCATGCTTTTAAAAAATCAAAAAGAATTAAAATCAGATCAGTGGGAAGTTGTAGAGTTTCCAGCTATCTTACCCAGTGGTAAATCTTTGTGGCCAGAGTTTTGGAAGTTAGATGAGTTAGAAGGTGTCAAAGCATCGTTGAGCGTGGGTAAATGGAACGCGCAGTGGATGCAAGATCCAACAGCGGAAGAAGGATCGTTGATCAAACGTGAGTGGTGGAATGTTTGGGACAAAGGTTATGTTCCTCAACTTCAACATATCATACAATCTTATGATACAGCATTCATGAAAAAAGAAACTGCTGACTATTCTGCCATTACAACCTGGGGCGTATTTTACCCATCAGAGGACAGCGGACCGAATCTAATTTTGTTAGATGCATTGAAAGAAAGACTAGAGTTTCCTGAATTACGTAGAGTAGCACTAGAACAATATAAATATTGGAACCCTGACACGGTTATCATAGAGTCAAAAGCTTCTGGTTTACCTTTGACATATGAGTTGCGAAAACTTGGTATTCCTGTTATAAATTTCACTCCTAGCAAAGGTAACGATAAACATGCTAGAGTAAACGCCGTATCTCCATTATTTGAGTCTGGTCAGATATGGGCGCCTGAAGATAAATTTGCAGAAGAAGTGATCGAAGAGTGTGCAGCGTTTCCATATGGAGACAATGACGATTTAGTGGATTCAATGACTCAAGCGGTGATGCGATTTAGACAGGGAGGTTTTATAGGGCATCCAGAAGACGAAAAAGAACAGGCGGAACGTAGACCTGAAATAGAATATTACTGATGAGCAAAATTAAATTTGGCCTAGGCGCATTACAAGCAGCACAAGAAAATTATCAAATCATATTAGATAGATTAATCAGAGGTTATCAAAAGATGATGAAGAAAGATCCTGAAGGTTTGGATCTTATCAAAATCAAACAAGAAGCAAGACAACGAGCTGACGAGTCTGCAAAAGTTGTAGATATGGAAGGTAAAACTTTAAATCCTGAGAAACCTATCATGGGTGGTACACAAGACTTTGGTGATGACATCAGAAAAATTTACGACGAAGCAAAAGGTCCAGGTAAAGGCGATGAGATGGTAGAAGCTCTTAAATCTCCTGGCGCCAGAGCAAGCACAGACATTATAGAAAAACAAATTCAAGAAACTTTTCCAGACATAAAACTTTTTGGTGATGAGACTTTTGAAGAAATATTAGAAATACAAAAAACTGGTAAGCACCCACGAATGAAAGCGGAGGGTGGTATTATAGGTGAAGTACAAAATTTAATTAACGCAGGATTAGAATCAGGATCTGGTTTAGCTTCTGGTGCTGGTAAATTTTTATTAGGCGCTGCATCAGGTATACCTGGCGCTGGATTATTATTATCGGGTTTGAGTAAACTAGGTCAACCTACTATTTCAAATTTAGCACAACAAAACTTTTTAGATGCAAGTGGTGCAGAGGTTGATGATCTTGGAAGATTAACAAGTGGTATCATGCAAGGTTATAATACAAGATTTGATTTATCACCTAGAGCAAGAGCTAGAATATCTGCAATAGAAAAATTAAATTTAACACCTTCCTCAAGAACAAGACAAGATGCACGACAAGAAAAAATTAATCAACTTAATGAATTTATAGCACAACAAGAAGCAGCACAAGCTGCAGCTGCTGCGGCAGCATCTGACTCTCAAAGAGCTAGAGAAGCTTTTTTAAGTATCTCACAAGGTGAAGGAGGATACTCTGGAAGCAGTGGTCCAACTTCTGCAGGAGCAGGCATGGGTGTTGGTGGTGGTTATGCATCTGATTATGGATTTGCTAAAGGTGGTCTTGCTACAATGTTTACAAGGAAAAGATAATGGCGGTTGTTAAAAATCAATACGGAACTTTTCAAACAGAAAAGCAAACAGGAACTCCAAGATTGCCAGTCACAGAAAAACAAGAAGCTATATCTCAAAGAGCATATGGAAAAAGTTTTAGTGAATTAACAAATGATCAAAGAGTTAAAATTAGAGCTGGAAAATTAATAGAAGATAAAATTACTTTTGAACAATACCTTGAAGATTATAAAGGTATGACAAGTGATCCTAACTACAAACCTAAATATGTAAAATCAGGAGTTGGTGTAGGAATATCCCCTCAACAAAAAAGAGCATTGGCAGAAGCTAAAAAAACTGTTGAAGGTTTTGATTTAAAATATCAAAGAAATATTAATAAAAGAAAAAAATTAAAAAGAGCTTTAGATCCAGTAAAAAAAGAAAGAGATATTATTAAAGGTGCGGAAAGAAAACAAACAAGAAGAATTAAAGAAAAAGATGTAAAACTTTCTAAAAGAGAACAAGAGATTAATATTGAACAACGAAAAATAGCAAGAGCTTTTAATAAAGAAATTAGAAATAATCCTGATATTGTTTTAAAGGATGCAAAACTAATAGATCAGTTATCTACTACTGTTTCAAAAGATGGAGATATTATAAAAATAAAACCTAATCTATCTCAAATAAAAGAAAGAGGTCTTTATGAAATAGATCATCAAAGAGATATTTATAAAGAAGGTAAAATGAAAAATTTACCTTACAACAGAAATTTAATTTTAGGTCCTCATAATCGTTCAGGTGGTTTTAAATCAATGGCTGAAAAGTTTATTGAAAAAAATCCTGATAATCCAAAAGTTAAAACCATTATTGAAAAAGCAAATGAGTTAAAAGTTACACTTCAACCAAAAGTTCCAGAGGGAACTTTTCCAACAAAAAGTTTAGGATATAAACAAATTGCAGATCCACTAACTAAATTTACAGAAGTTGTAAAAGAAACTATTCCTAAATTACCAAAAAAAGTTGCTGTTCCGGCAATTGCAGCAGCTTCATTAGTAGGAATAGCAAAAGCAGATGAAACACCAATTAAATATAATGATGAAGCAGGAGCTTTTTTAGATCCTAAAAATGATGAAAAAGTTTCGAACAGAACTATGCTTGAATGGGCAGCAGATAATCCAATGCCAACAGCGGCCATCGCTTCAACACCATTGTTAAGTAAAACAGTAAGACAAGGCACAGGTAAATTATTAAAAGGTTTGTTAAGTACCCTTGCATCTCCATTGGCAGCGACAGGATTCGCTGGCGCCACAATAAAGGAGAATTTAGACGAAGGAAAAAATATAGTTGATGCAACTGTAGATCCTTTGGTAGGCGTAGAATTATTATATCCAGAAGCAGCAAAAAGAATTGGTGCTAAAGGTATTACAGGAGCTTTAGGTAAAGCGTTAAGTTTAGGTAGAGCGGGAGCAATGTTAACTCCTATTGGAGCAGGAATTACTGCTTTAGGTTTAGGAAAAATGGGATACAATGCTTTACAAGCAGAAAAAGAAAAACTAGCGGGCATGTCAGATGAAGAAAGAGAAGCTTACCTGGCGCAAGCACAAGAACAAATGGATCTATCAGCATAATGGACAGACGAGATTTTTTAAAAGCACTTGGAGTTTTGGCATCAATGCCAATGATGAGTAAATTAAAATTCTTACAGAAAGAACCTGTAAGAGAAGGTATTGCGGCGGTAGCTGACAAAGGTATTGAGTTTTACGAAGCGGTAATTGGAAAAGTTATGCGTGAAGGTAAGAAGATAGGTGAAGGAAATAGAATAGAAACTTATGTTCACCCAGATAGACCAGACATTAAAGTTGAGTTTGATAGAGGCACAGGCAGTTCAAACGTAGAGTTTATGACTGATCAAGACACAAGGGGTTTAGCAGAAATTAAAGTAACCGCAGATGAGACAACAAAAGGAGTGCCTGTAAAAGAATTAGAAGAATTAGAAGAAGTTTTTGACGGAGTTGGAACAGACGCTGACGAATTACGTAGTTCTGTTTCTAATCTAGATGAGTTTTTAGGACGTAAGAAGAAAAAAGACGGAGGCATTATGGAATTGACTATAATGCAAATCCCTGATATTGAAGTATCAGGTGTTGAATCATTATTTAAATCAAGGTAGAATAAAAAATGGCTACAATAGATAAATCTTTGCCCAATCAAAAAACGACTGTGGAGCTTCCAGGCGAAGCAGAGATTGAAGAAGCAGTAAAAGAAAAAGTTGAAGAAGTACAAACCCAAGGTGGACCTGTTGAAATAGAAATGACAGAAGAAGGTGGAGCTGAAGTTTCTTTTGATCCAGCAGTTGCCTCACCAGAAGGCGGTCAAGATCATTTTGAAAATCTAGCAGAATTTTTAGGTGATGGTGCTTTAGATGAATTAGGATCAAAACTTTCTGATCAATACACAGAATACAAAGAATCAAGAGGAGACTGGGAACAGTCTTATAGAGAAGGTTTAGAATTATTAGGTTTCAAATACGAAAGACGAACAGAACCTTTCAGAGGTGCATCAGGTGTTAATCACCCTGTACTTGCTGAAGCGGTTACACAATTTCAAGCACAAGCATATAAAGAATTATTACCAAGCGATGGTCCAGTTAGAACACAAATTTTAGGTGACGTAACTGTACCCAAAGAAGAACAAGCTAAACGTGTAAAAGATTTTATGAATTATCAAATTATGGATCAGATGAAAGAGTATGAACCAGAGTTTGATCAAATGTTATTTTATCTTCCCCTGTCCGGCTCTACATTTAAGAAAGTTTATTATGACGATCTTTTAGGTAGAGCCGTTTCTAAATTTGTTCCTGCAGATGATTTGATTGTTCCATATTCTGCAAACAGTTTAGAAGATGCAGAAGCAATTATTCATGTTGTAAAAATTTCTGAAAACGATTTAAGAAAACAACAAGTATCTGGTTTTTATAGAGACATAGATTTAGGAAAACCACCTGTTACAGAAAATCAATTAGAAGATAAAAAATTAGAATTAGAAGGTATTTCAAAAGATGGTCAAGAAGATCAATATACACTTTATGAAATGCATACTAATTTAGATTTAGATGGTTATGAAGATATGGGCGAAGATGGTGAACCAACAGGAATTAAATTACCTTATATTGTAACAATCGCACAATCTAATAATAAAATTTTATCCATCAGAAGAAACTATCAACCTACAGATCCATTAAAGAAAAAAATAAGTTACTTTGTACAATTCAAATTTTTACCTGGTACAGGTTTTTATGGCTTTGGTTTAATTCACATGATTGGTGGATTAACA